AATGCAGTAAATAATTACGAAAAGATAATAAAACATTGGTTAGAGACAAAGGAACGTCTAGGACCATATAAAAGGACAAAGTTGGTAACCCTTAAATCTGAAAAGGAACAGTGTCAAATATTAACAAGCCTGAAAAGGTGCATTTAGATAATAGTCATAAAAAGAAATTGAAAATTGTAGTGGTAAAAGCGAAATCCAATAGAGGAAAAAATAATATACCATCACAAAGTTCGATTTTAAATTAGACTAGTAATAATTTATTACAATATATACTTAAGTTTTTTTAAATTTTTTTATTAAATTTTTCCCACTACCACATTGTTATTTTTTATGATACAAAGATATATATAACAAACAAATAAACAAATAATATGAGTAATCAATTCGTAAGAAATACATCCGGAACTTATTTAAATGAAAATCTTAATAATTTTAATTCAATAGTTCCTACTCCTGCATTTAGTTGTACATACATTAAAAATGGTGATACCGTCGTTGATACAACACAAACACCCCGCCAAGTATTGCGTGATCGTCTTTTGGTTAGACTAAAAATATTTTTGGATGGTAGAAGAAATAGATTTAATAGACTCAATGGATTCGCTGGATTTAACGGATTTGACGGAGCTGCAGCATTTGATAGATTTAATGGAATCGATGGATTTGATGGACTCGACGGACTCGGTGGACTTAGTGGTGGACTCGGTGGTCTTGGTGGACTTGGTGGACTTGGTGGATTTGGTGCACTTGGTGGACTTGGTGAACTTGGTGGACTTGGTGGATTTGGTGGACTTGGTGGATTTGGTGAACTCGACGGATTTGGTGGATTTGGTGGATTCATTGATAGATTCGGTGGCATCGAAAGATTCATTGCAATCATTGATAGATTCGGTGGTATCGAAAGATTATTTGCAATCATTGATAGAATCGGTGGCATCAAAAGATTCATTACAATCATTGAGAGAATCGGTGGCATCGAAAGATTAATTACAATCATTGAGAGAATTGGTGATATCAAAAGATTCATTGCAATCATTGATAGAATCGGTAGTATCGAAAGATTAATTACAATTATTGAGAGAATCGGTGGTATCAGAAGATTCATTGCAATCATCGATAGAATCGGTAGTATCGAAAGATTAATTACAATTATTGAGAGAATCGGTGGTATCAGAAGATTCATTGCAATCATCGATAGAATCGGTAGTATCGAAAGATTAATCGCGATCATTGATAGATTAGGTGGTATCGATAGATTCAATGGATTTGGAGTCAATGGGTTTGATGAATTCGGAGTCAATGGGTTTGATAGATTCGGTTTGGGTAGAGAATGTGATTCTGGTCTTACCAAAATAGTAAATGGAAAAATAGTTCCAGGAACAGGTGCCTTTATCGATGAATTTGGTTCTAGATCATTTAACGAATTTGGTTCTAGATCATTTAACGAATTTGGTTCTAGATCATTTAACGAATTTGGTTCTGGATCATTTAACGAATTCGGTTCTGGATCATTTAACGAATTTGGTTCCGAATCATTTAATGAATTTGGTTCTGGATCATTTAACGAATTTGATTCTGGATCACTTAATGAATTTGGTTCTGGATCATTTAACGAATTTGATCTTGGATCATTTGATGAATTTGGTTCTGAATTTTAATTCCATAAATATTTGAATAAATAATTTTATAATTTTTGCGTTTATTTAACAGAATTAATTATATTAAATAAATAATTTTACCTCCACTATTTAATATTTTATGTAAATATAAAGTATAAATATACTTAAAAAACAACATGCCAATTATCGAAAATACATCTGGATACCATAGAAATAATGAACTTAATGGTCCACAACCTCAAGAATGCTGCAGAAGAAACATTGTTGTTCCTTTACCCGCTGTAGAAATTACGTACATTAAAGACGGCAAAACTATTGTTGAAAACTCTCAACATCACCACGAAAAAAAACATTCTAAAAAATTACTCAAAGAAAAATTGAGACAAGATGATGTACACGCTAGTAGATTCAATGCATATTGGAATGGTCAAGAATTCAATGGAGAATTCGCCGGTGAAGTTTGTGGATCTTGTGGATGCGACTGTAAAAACAATAAAAAACACCACAAAAAACATGGTAAAAAAAATGATAAAAAAAATTGTTAAATTTTGATTAATTATTATTGACTACTATTATCGTTAATTAAATTATCATGATTAATACAACAGACTGTTCATTTTATTACTATTTAAAAATAAATCTTTAATAAATTAAAGAATAACTTTAATTTATTGTTAAGCAATCAATGTAATTAATTAAATAAATAATTAAATAATTAAATAATTAAATAATTAAGCTCTGGCGACGACTGTTGCTATTCTTTCCATTGATTCATTATCAACGATACAGAATTTACCGAAGATAAATCTACAGGCTTCTTGGAATGATATATCACATTCACATTCTCTGTCACAATCTGATTCACAACAGCATTTGGTTGCAAAATATGATTGAATGATGAATTTGATTGGCAAGAATAATCTGGCTCCTGATTCAGAGATAACAATTATTTCACATTCTTTGAGATTCAAATCTGAGCAGATTTTAAAGTCACTATTATCATGATCATGACCGTTATCAAAATCGACAGATGAAATTATTCCTATTGTGTAAGCCAAGATTTTGTCAATAATTCTGGCTTTAACACATTCTGGGATACATAAAGCATTGATTTGTTCGTTGACATAAGCGAAAACATTCAATAATGTTGTTTTATCACCTATCAAAATTACATCTTCAAGTGTTTTCTTCATAGATTTAATTAAATTATCATTCATTAAATTACCTTCAATTGACTTCAATAAACCTAATTGTATTTTCAAAAGTTCACATTTATTGAAGCAAACTTTACAATCATCTTTATTTTTTTTGTTGTCATGATCTTTGTGGTCTTTGTGGTCTTTGTGGTCTTTGTGTTTACCACCACAGTTACAATCTCCGTTTACCATTTATTAATAATATTGTTATATATAATATTATTAATAATGGGTGTAGGTATATTGTTATATATTTAATTTCCTTATATTGTGTAAAATTTTCATAGTATTTTTGTATAATAATATTATTATTATACAAATTACAAAATAAATATGAATTTATCAAATTAATCGCTACCACAACCACTACATCTTGTTGCAATAACGGCTAATTGTGGTAAAATATTGAGGTTTTGTACTCCTCCATTTGAGGCATCATTGATGACACAAAATTTGCCGAAAACAAATTTGCAAATTTCATCAAATGATAATTCACAACCGTCATCATCTCTATCACAATCGTTGCAATGACATTTGCTTGCATACAATGTTTCAATGATCATTCTTATTTCTAAGAGTAAATTCAATGTGACTGTACCTACAACTATGAAACCACATTCTTCGGGTTTTTGTTCAAAACAAACTGCAGTATTCATTGCTACTTGACCGATGGGTTGCTGAATTTGATTTTGAGCAGGAGCAGCGGCAGCAACAGCACTATTGGCAATAAGTAAATTTAAAATAGTTTTGTTGATATCGGATTTAACACATGGCGAAATACACAGTTCGTTAATTTTTCCTGTTATATAACCTGTCATATTAATCAATTCAATAGAATAATTTGCAAATTGATTGGATAATGCACCAGAAATAACAATAGAACCTTTCAATGATTGGCAAAGTATATCTTGAACGTCTTTTGGCAATGTTGTCAAATCACCGTCATTAGTTTCTTTGGCAAAATTTACTATCATTTTTAAGAGTTCACAGTTTGTGAAACATTTATCACATTCGTTTTTATCTTTTTTGTCATGATCATGATCATTACAGGAATTACAATTTTTACCCATTTTACTATTTATTAATAATATTGTTATACAAAATTATAAGAATACTGGTGGACAATTTTATATTATACTTATTAAATTTTTATTATATCAAATTGGATTTACTCGTCTAGTTATTAGTTATAATAACTATGACTATATGATTTATATAATTTATTTTGTACTTTAATTTTTATTTAGTTATCACATTTTTTGTCGCATTTTTCAGCTAATATGACTAATTGTTGTATAATATCCACTTGTTGAACTAACGAATCAGAATTGGTGAGTAAATCATTAATAACACAGAATTTACCGAAAACAAATTTACAAACTTCACAGAATGTTAAATCACAATCGCAATCTCTTTCACAATCATCACCACAGTTACACTTATCACCAAATAATGATTGAATAATCAATCTGATTGCCAAAAGTAATGATAATGTTGATCCGGCACTTATGACTATGTAACCACACTTATCAAGATCTGGTTGAGAACAAACGTTAGTGTCGACGAAAACTGGACTTCCAATACTTACAACGGGAGATGGTAAATTATTGAATCTACTGAGGGCAATAGATAATATATTTTTGTTAATTTCAGCCTTAACACATGGTGAAAGACATAAATCGTTAACTCTTCTTGTTATGTAACCGATTACATTGACATAACTTGTGTTATTATCTGCAATATCAGCTACAAATGAACCTTTTAACACTTGACACAATAGTTCCTTAACATCTTTTGGCAATGTCGATAAATCACCTGCATTGGTATCCATGGCAAAACCCACGATAAATTTCAAGAGTTCACAATTATTAAAGCATTTGTCACAATGTTTGTCTTTGTGGTCTTTGTGGTCATCACCACATGAATTACAATCTTGACTCATTTTACTATTATTAATAATATTATTATACAAAATAGTACATATCATGGGTGGGAATTAACATATTATTTAAACATTATTTTTATAAATATTATAAAATTTTGTAAAATACATCGAAATATAACTATTTATAATCATCTATAATCATCTATAATCATTTATTTATATCTTCAACTTGCTTTATTTTTTTAACTTGATAATAAATTTGAACCGCATCACTATTAATAAAAAATAATTTTGAAAATACGAATTTACATGCATCATCACAAGTAAGATCACATTCACACTTTCTTTTACATTTGTGTCCATTCCCATTACATATACATTCAATTGAGAAGTATGATTGGATGATTAGTTTAATTGGCAACAATAATTGCAAAATACTTTCCGATACAAATATTAGGTCATTTTTGAATAATCTTGTTGAAACAGATGACATGTTATATGATGTACCAAAATTTATTTTAGCATCTAATAATTGATTAATTTCATCTAATTTGTATTTTCCAGATCTACTGGCATCATATTCGAAACGTTCTTTGTCTTTTTTACTGCCTTCTGCAAATCTAATTATTTGCTTTAGTTTATCATCAATGTTTTTATTTCCTGAAGCTGAAAATAAGTATGTAAAAATTTTGTCTAGAATCTTAATTTTAACACATTTAGGTGTACACAGATCGTTAATACGTTTGTTAATTTGTCCTAATAAAACCATTACATATACACCATTATATTCTGAATCAATTATAACAGAATCATTTACATGTGTCCTTACTAATTCATATATAGCATCGAATTCTTCCTTTTTATTTTTATTTTTTTTTTCGAATTCGGTATTTTCTCCTTCTACAATATCATCTCGTTTTGACTCTTCGGGTTCGTTATATAATTTTGCTATCAAATAATTTAATTGAATAGTGAAAAAATCATATGGGAGTGTTCCTCCATTCGGGAAATTTTGACCAAATTCGGGAGGGCGTCTATTTTTAGCGGATAATTCCTTTGTTGTAGATTGTTCAATCAAATGCGTGTTATGCTTATCCTGTTTAACATTTACCTTAAATGTACTCATCTATTTATAACAATTATTATAATTATTATATATAAAATTGGTTATTGTGGTATATATAAAAAATAAATTTATCTTTGTAATAGTTATTTGAATTACTATATGTTTTAAACTTGGTATTTAAATTTTGATATATTTTATTTTTAATTTGTTTAGGCTCCAGTAACTACTCCAACCGGTACAAAGACATCGATAACGCAAAATCTACCGAAAACAAATTGGCATGCATGTTCGAAGGTAATATCGCAATCACAACCGGTGATGAAATATGATCTCAATAAGAATTTAGCATATAACAAGAATTTAATCAAAACTGTATCACTGGAATCGATAAAGATTGGTCCACATTCTGGTATTTCATCAGATCTGCATAATCCAAATCCATTATTGAATGAATTTACTGAGCACGATCCTGGTCCGGCAGGAGTTATTGGTGTATTTTTACTTATTATTTGTTGTACAAGGCAAACAATTTGGTTGGCAATGGTAGCTTTAGCGAATTCTTGTAAACATAATTCATTGATTTTTGTAAGGATGTATTCAGCAATTGCGAGTATATCACACGAATTTAATGTGATAACAGGATCGACATGTGGGGCTTTTGGTAATACGGCAAACAAATTATTAAGTGCGATGTACGCCTTGACTGTAGACCAACAACATACGGCTTCTGGATCGAGATTGAAAGCAGCGAAGTTAGCAGCATTTACACCCAAGAGACCAGCATAGGTTAAACCAGCTGGAAGAATGTTGGGGAATGAAAGAACATCAGTGAGGACAGCGGTTCCTGTAATAACTGGTGTGTATGGATCACTCATTGCTGTAATTGCGGGGTTAGCACCAATTGTAGCTGTTGGAAGAGTTGGTAAGGCGGGGAAAACGGCAACGGCAGCTGGAAGATATGGTAAAACACTAAAAGTGTTTGGTGTTGGTGTTGCTTGATCAGCAGCGGTTACATTGTATGCAGCCAAATATAATCCTCCCAATGGAATATTAGAAGCACCTACAAGAGTTGGATCACCGAGAACTGCATTCTCAACACCTTGTATATAGTTGTATAAAACCATTTTTTCTTGAGCGATTTCACACTCAGTTAAAGCACAATTTTCTTTACATTTATTTTCCTCTTTGTGTTCTTTGTGATCTTTGTGATCTTTGTGATCCTTTTCATCGTGTCCACCGCAACCACAACCACGATTTTTTCTTTGGTTATCATTATTTTGATTGGCCATTTCTATTATTTATACTTTTTATACACATATTTTTTGATGTTGTGGGTGACTAATTAATTTATTAAACACACCAAACAAAATTCAATAAATTAATTCAAATAAATTAATTTATATATTCCAACATGAAGTCAAATATTTATATAAATTATGCAACTATACTGTTACTTAAATTTAATGAGCATTTGGATTTAGTTCATTTATTATTGAAGATTTGTTCTAGTGGCAACATCAATAACGCAGAATCTGCCGAAGACAAATTTGCATGCATGTTCGAAAGTCAAATCGCAATCGCAACTGTTAACAAAGTATGCTCTCAATAAGAATTTAGAATACAATAAACCTTGGAGTAAGGCAGGTTGGTTAGCAATGTAGATTGGTCCGCACTCTGGAATATCGTTTGATTTACACAAACTGTATCCATTTTCGAATCCTCTACTAACTGGGCATGTGTTGGCGATGAGATCAGCGTTAGCTTCTTGTGCTTGTTGGAAAGCGGAAACAATTTTGTCGACAATAGAAACTTTAGCGAATTCAGGTAAACATAATTCGTTGATTCTACCAATGACGTATTCAGTAATGGCAAGTCCATCACAGATAGTCAAAGGTCTGATAGGATCGACATGTGGAGCGTCTGGTAATAAACGAGCTAAACCGTGAGCAGTGATGTATGCTCTAACTGTAGACCAGCAGCAGACAGCTGATGGGTCAAGAGTGAAGGCAAGAGCAGGAACACCGTTCAATTGAACAGATCCATCAAAAACTAAACCGGCTGGGAGAGTACCAGCATATGAGACGGTCAATGTAGCAGTACCAGACACTACTTGGGCTGGACTTGTTCCAGTTACGGTTAATGTAACTGGTGAAAGAGTGTATGTTGCGGTACTGAATGGATCAGTTGAAGCACTTATTGCTGGAGTTCCATTGATAACTGTGACGCCAGCTATGATAGGAGCAACAGCACCAGTTCCAGTGGCCAAAGCGAATGAGACAACTAAATTATCAGCAACATTTGTAGCAACTGGTGTAGGTAAGCTAGGGAGTACGGTCGCGCTATAGGTCCCAGTAAGTGTTGGAGTGAAAATACCAGTATTGACACCTATATCAGCACCACTGGCAAGAGTTGTGGTCAAAGCACCGGTAGCACCACCTGGGAATGGAGCAAGAAATAAACCACCTAAGGCGACTTCAGTTCCTGGTATCAAGTCGTTTTCAACAGCTTGGATATAATTGTAAAGAACCATTTTTTCTTGAGCTACTTCACATTCGTCAGCAGCACAGTTGTCTTTGCATTCTTTGTGTTCCTTTTTTTCGTTACAGCAGCCACAGCCACGTTTTTTGTCATCGTGTTGATCAGCCATTTTCTATTATTTATACATTCTATTAATATAAATTTTTATTTTATGGGTGAAATAAAAATTTATATTATTCTACCATTTTGTATTTTAAACATACGTAAATTTTATTAATTTGTCTATTTATTTGAATATCTATATAAAAATATTCAAATTTTATACTTATTTAACTATATGTCATAATTTATAATTTAATCACCATTTAATCACGATTTAATCATTTTATATGGGTGATCCAAATCCACCATCAAATACTCTGGGAACTGTAACGATACAAAATCTACCGAAGACAAATTTGCACGCCTCTTGGAAAGTCAAATCACAATCACAACTGTTGGTGAAAAATGATCTCAATAAGAATTGAGCGTATTGCAACAAATGAATCACGATTCTATCATTTGCAATATAAATTGGTCCACAGTCTGGGATTCTTGAATCTTCACAGAATGAAAAACCTTTTCCTAATTGGAAATTGTTATCAATACCGTAATGAATATCATCATTAATTTTGTGGAGAGCAGCAACAAGCTTGTCAATGATACTTATTTTAGCAACTTCTGGTATACATAATTCGTTGATTCTTTTGATGATATATTCAACAATCAAAAGTAAATCTCTCGGACCAAAGTATTTGACTGGTTCAACTCTTGGAGATCTTGGTAATAACAGCTTGAGTCCTAGAGATTCGGCTGATTTGTATGCAGCCTCTATGGTATAACCAGCAGCGGATGTGTTAGGACCGATTAATATAGCCGATCCAAGGTTTCCTATACCTTGTATTGGAGCACCAACTGGTATTATAACAACACCTTCAGTAGTCCAAATAGGTTGTAATTGGTAACCTCCAACAAATCTATTTTCAACAGATTGAACATAACTGTAGAATTCCATAGTTTGTTGACCAAATTCACATTCACTTATGCATTTATCATCACAGTGATCTTTTTTATCGTCATGATGTCTTTTTTCATTACAACAACCGCAACCATTATCACGGTGGTTTTTTTGGTTATCATCATTATGATCAGCCATTTTTTTTCTATACTATAAATTTAACATATACAAATTTTCATCTAATGGGTGTAATTTGGTTGTATGTTAAATTTGCAGTATAATAAATCATGTAATCTATATTAAATAAATAAATTAATTAAATTTAATTAAGAGAATTATCAGTAAGTTCTGATAATATCTTTATTAAATTTGTTACCGCCGATATTGTCATTTGATCATTTGTATCGATTAATTTAACTCTAGAAAAATCAACCACATTAACATCACATTTACTGCAGTCATCATCGTATATAAAAATCAATGAAACACCATCAAATTTTAAATTAATTTCGAATAAATCATTTGCCAACTCACTAAGTTTTATTATCCATTTCAACAAAACCTGTTTTATTTTATCTCTATTTTCTCCACCTGCTTCCATAAAATTTTTAATATGATTTATTGTTGATTCAGATGTTAAATATTCATCTGGGTCAAATTTATAATCATGAGAATTTGTATATCCTCTTATCGAAAAAAATCCTGATGTATGAGATTTACGTTTTCTTGCTCCTATCTTCACATCCATCACATTCGGATTGTTGTAATTATATGTCAAATCTTCCAACAATAACATATCGTTATTTTTTCCGTATAATTTGGGTACATATTTCTTTAAAAATTTATCGTAATGTTCGCTTATATAATTATATATAACGAACTCATTGTCGCTCTTTTCCATTCTCTTGCATATTATTCCACTCGTTTGTCCATAAATTATGTAACTTCTGCCTGCTATCCTCGGGAATATTCTAATGGTCTCTTTATTTACCATATCCGCTATGTCAGTAATATTTGCCGTATTTACTATACTCGTCATATTTGTCATATTTGGTATATCTGTCATACTCATCAATTTGTATTCAAGTTCAAATAAATTATATATATCAAATAAATATATATAATAAGACACACTTTACCAAAATTCAGATTATATTTTTATCAATTTTTTATATTTCGATTTCTATATTTTTATTATTTTTATTAAATACATCGTATTCATCATCTGAATTTTTATCTTCTGATATGTCATCATCATATTTTATAGTTATTGTAAATTCTACTAATAGTTCACCCTCCATTGTGGTTACTACAATTCTTTTCTTTTCATATTCATTATCTGAATCAAATATTAAAGGGTATGTTTTCTTCGCAACTTTATCAAATTTTCCCAATATATCTAATTGGCATACTGTTTGTGATTGATTGACTGATGGATGTATTGACATAAATTCTTCATTACCATCTCTATCATACATCATCGGTTTGAGAGTTATATTTTCGTCATCTGATGCTATGTTTTTATAACAAATTGTTATCGCGTAAGGGAAACACTTTTCTGATGTTTTAACAATTACATCGTTGTTATGATCATTATGATCCACGTCGGACAATAAAAACATCTTTGGTTTGGTATGATATACACCACATTTAAATCCATTACCTAAATTAATAGGAAATGCGTTTTGATATTTAACGCCATCACATGAACAACCAACACCCTCCATTATGTACGGTTCTAATTCTTCTTTAATAGATTCATCCTTATCACCAAAATTATTATTTCTGTAACATTTTTGACACAATGTATATGATAGATGTTCATCTACATTTTCTTTGGATGATATCCACCATATTTTTTTATCTGGACAAAACATTCCTGCAGGACAAAAATTATTATCAGTTTTTTCATATAGATCATATAATGCATCCGCTTCAGATTTATCTAATTTAACAATTTTACTTTTACTAATAAGTGTTGTTATTGACATTAATTTTAATTTTAATGAGATAAATGAAATAACGTGTTGTCTGTTTAAATATATTTGTTCTATTTGTTTTATTTGTTTTGATTAATATTTATTCAATATTTATTCTATATTGTTCATGTTCTTATCAAAACCAGTCGATTTTCAAGATAGAATATTATTTATGTTGTTTATGTTGTTTATGTTCTTATCAAAATCATTCGATTTTTATGATAGAACATTATTTATGTTGTTTATGTTCTTATCAAAATCATTCGATTTTTATGATAGAACATTATTTATGTTGTTTATGTTCTTATCAAAATCATTCGATTTTTATGATAGAACATTATTT